AAACGTATACGACTCAGGTCGTAGCGCTATCTATTTTACAATAGAAATGGACAGTAGATCAATTCTACAAAGAATATGTGCCATATCCACCAAGATCCCCTTTAGCCGACTTAGAAACAAAATGCTTTCTAGTGAGGAATGGAACATGGTCGGTGGATGGTGGGCAGGTCGTTTTGATGGTGGACACGAATTACTACCAGAGTTTAAAAAGACACATGACTTTGAGGAATTTCATAAGAAATTAACCAAGTTAGACCTACATAAAGAAAGACAGTTAGATGTAATATACGATCCGTCACTTACTTTATCCAAGATTCAATCCGAGTTAGATAAAAAAGTAAATCAACTAGATGTAGGCGTAGTGATAGTAGACTATCTAAACCAAGTTAAACGACATAATGCTCCAAGCCGTAGTGGTGGACAATATGATTGGACAGAACAGATAGAAGTAAGTAAGAAAATGAAATTATATGCACAAGAGTATGAAACTATGGTGTTTGCTCCGTATCAAACAGATGCGAGTGGTGAAGCTAGGTTTGCAAAAGGTATTCTTGATGCGGCTGATGCGGCTTACTCACTAGAGACATGGGAACAGCAGGATAATTGTATGACTTTTAATTGTGTGAAAATGAGAAGTAACAGAATGGAAAGTTTTACTAGTGTAATAGATTGGGAGACCTTAAAGATTGGTCCACAGTCTGCCATGAATCCTAAAGAGAAAGAAGCAATAGCTAACAATATGGCAACAGGAGAAAACGTAGACGATATATGATGGTATTATACACAGAAAAACAATTACTCATAGCATACACTAGATATGTTAGAGAACTAAGAGAGGGCAATCTAAGGATTGCAGAACCAACAATAGAGGAGTTTCGTAGTATATACGAAACAGAACACGAAAATAAATTATGGGACGAAATGAATTATGACTAAAACAGAAAAAGCCGCACTACAAGAATCTGTAGTGCAAGTAGGTGCTGCTCTTTTAATTAATTTTCCATTGCAGACATTCTTATTATGGCTACTGATCGAAAGATGGGAGTGGACAAGTGCAGTTTTAATATCACTTGTTACGACTTTCATATTTACAGTAGTAGCACTAATTAGAACTTATATGGTACGCATGGAAATAGAAAAAAGACGCAGACATGGACTTTGGAGAAAAGTAAGGAACAGTGGCAGCAGATAGAATCAGTAAAGAAACGGCAGAGTTAATTGCTCTGCCACCTTTCAGTCGTGAGAATCAGACTGTAGGATTTCTATTGCAAACAAAAACAATTAAAGAGAACATACATAAAGTTCCCGTTAATGAACCACTTATGGAAAGTGTAATACTGCATGGTATAAAATCCCCAATACTAACCATGCCCAGTTACTATCCGATTGCAGGGAGTCAAAGACTTAGAGTCTTGCATGAGATAGTTGATACACATAGAGACGGACTAATGTTCGAGAAGATGATTATAGATGTATTCCGATTCGAGAAAGAATGGTGGAATATGTTTTACTTATGGGGAGACAAAAAATTTAGAGATGATGCCATAGCAATATGGTTTCAAATGGTAGAGCTTGCTTGGAAGAGTAAGTATTATGAATATGACGAAGATCCTGGCGGGACTAAGATGACAGAGTTCGAATTGCTAGGAGATAAATTAACAGGGTGGGCACACAAAAAGAAATGAGAATACTAGAACACTTCATGTGGGCAATAATATTGTCCATACCTCTTTCTATTTTAGCAATACTAATAGCTTTAGTGGTAAGATGACAGTAGAAGAACTATTACAAGAACGAAAGATAGATTATAAGTTGTCTCCAGCAGACTGCGTAGTTGCATGCTTAAATCCTGAGCATGATGACGGCAACCCAAGTATGAGAATTGATAGAATAACAGGAGTTTACAACTGTTTTTCTTGTGGCTTTAAAGGTAATATATTTAACTATTACGATGCGCCATCTAATCCATTAGATATTCGCAGAGAACAGGCTAGAAGAAAGATAGAAGAAAAAAGAGCATCTTCCGTAGGATTGAAGATGCCAAAGAATTTTATGCCGTATGTAGGAAACTGGAGACAGATTTCACCAGAGACATACAAATTGTTTGATGCCTTCGTGCATCCAGACAAACCATTTACAGGCAGAATTTCTTTTCCAATTAAGGACTTGACAGGAAAAATATCAGCATTTAATTGCAGAACACAGTCCCCCACTGATGTTCCAAAGTATATAATACATCCCCCAAAAGCAGTATTGCCTTTATTTCCTGCTCGAGTCCGCCCCATCAAAGGGCGTGTAATATTAGTAGAGGGTATATTTGATGCGTTGAACCTACATGACAAAGGACTAACAAATAGTCTGTGTTGTTTTGGTACACGAAACATTGACATAGAAAAACTAAAATTATTAAAAATGCAAGGAGTAGAAGGAATCGACATATTATTTGATCCAGATGCAGCAGGACAAGAAGCTGCAGTAGGAATCGTAGAGATGTGTGAGATTGCAGGACTACTCTCAAAAAACATAAAGCTACCGATACAATTAGAAGATGCGGGAGCACTAACCAAAGAAAAAGTAAAAGATTTAAAGGAGACATTATATGGCTAAAATAGCCTTAGTAGAGAGCAAGCCTAGTCGAAATGACTACGTGCGATTATTTAACAATGAAATACAGTTTGACCAGTTCCAATTATGTTCTGATCCAACAGTAAAGAAAGTATTAAAACGAGACTGTGATATAGTTATCAATGAAGATGACTACGACTGGATAATACTAGTAGGTTCAGAGTGCCTAAAGTATTTCACAAATCAAAACTCTGTAACAGAGTACAGTGGTCGTTGTATTGATGACAAGTACTTACCAGTAATAAACCCAGCTATGTTAGCCTTCAAACCTGAAGCTAAGAAAACATGGGAAGAATCACAATCTAATATTATTAAGTACACACAAGGAAAACTAAAACAACAAAAGCTTGGCGAAGATAAATGCTATGGCATTACAGAAAGTCAAGAACTATATAGATTTCTAGATAATGCATTGAATCATGATAATGATTTTATAGGTCTTGACTCAGAGACATCTGGATTATATCCTAGAGACGGTCATATCCTTGGTATCAGTTTATCTTATGAAGAAGAACATGGAGCATACATAGATTGTGAGTGTATAGATGAAAAAGCAGAAGGACTATTACAACAACTCTTTGATAAAAAGAGAGTAGTATTTCATAATGCTAAGTTTGATTTAGCCTTCTTTGAATATCACTTTGGGTTTAAGTTCCCAAGGTTCGAAGATACTATGCTACTTCATTATATGCTAGACGAGAATCCTGGGACACATGGTTTGAAACAACTATCACTTAAGTACACACCTTATGGAGATTATGAAAAAGGAATGTACGAGTGGATGGATGACTACTGTCGTAGAAATGGCATACTCAAAGGTAGCTTCACTTGGGACTTAATCCCCTTTGATGTTATGAAAGGCTATGCTGCGATGGATGCTGTGTGTACCTTTCTTTTATTTCAGAAGTTTGAAAATGCATTAGTAAAAAATGATAGACTATATGGAGTGTACAAGAATATACTTCTACCTGCCTGTCGTTTCTTAACAGACATACAAGATATTGGAGTACCTTTCGATAAAGAAAGACTACAAACGTCTTCAGTACTAATGCAAACACAAATTGACGAAGCAGTTGAAAAGTTATATACCTATCCAGCTATTAAAGAGTTTGAACATTCACAGGGTAAAGACTTTAACCCCAACAGTACATTGCAACTCAGAGGTTTATTGTTTGATTACTTAGGTCTAAAACCTACAGGTAAAAAGACAGGAACAGGTGCACATAGTACGGATGCAGAAGTGCTAAAAGAATTAGCAGAGAAACATGAAGTACCACAACTAGTACTCGACATACGACAGAAAGTTAAGATCAAGAGTACATATCTTGATAAAATTTATCCACAGCTAGACAGAGATAGTAGACTTCGTACAGGGTTTAACCTACATGGCACTACTTCTGGAAGACTATCTTCTAGTGGTAAAATGAATATGCAACAGATTCCAAGAGACAACCCTATTGTTAAAGGATGTATAAAAGCAGCTCCTGGCAAGAAGATTGTTGCAATGGATTTAACAACAGCAGAAGTATATTGTGCAGCAGTACTTGCTAATGATAAAGCGCTCATGGGTGTTTTTGAATCAGGAGGAAACTTCCATAGTAGTATTGCTAAGATAGTATTTGACTTACCTTGTGAGGCTGATGAAGTCGCAGAGAAGTTTGGTACACAAAGACAGATGGCTAAAGCAGTTACTTTCGGAATCATGTATGGAGCAGGCCCGAAAAAGATTAGTGAACAAGTAACTAAAGACTCAGGCACTTACTTCAGTATGAAGCAAGCCTCTGAAGTTATTAAGGATTACTTTGGACAGTTTCACGGTCTCAAGAAATGGTTGGATGATAACAAACAATTTATCCAAGA